TCACTGGGACGCCTTCCTCCAATGGACTGATAGATTTATGGGCTGAAGTCGGTATTCTTGACATGGGGCAGCGTCTTGGCCGGTACATCACCCAATTCCGCAACAATTACTTTATGCCCGACAAACGCAGCCAGCAGATGGTATTTTCATATAAGCCCCGGCCCGGTGCGGAGGAAGCCATCTATCAACTGATCTCGGATATTACCATCAGCATGAAAAATACCGATTATCTTAAATTGCCGGAGATGGTGATAAATGAAATCCCCGTCAGGCTATCTGAAAAAGAGACCGACTGCTACCAGACAATGAAGCGCGAAATGGTGCTTTCTATCCAAGACAAGGAAATTGATGCGGTTAACGCCGCCGCGCTTTCCGGCAAGCTTCTCCAGATGGCAAACGGTGCGGTCTATGACGAAAGCGGCGGCGTAGCACATATTCACGACCGCAAGCTGGATGCGCTGGAGGATCTAATCGAAGCAGCCAACGGCAAGCCCGTTTTAATTGCCTACTGGTTCAAGCACGACCTTAAGCGGATACTGGAGCGTTTTCCCGCCGAGCGGCTGGACAGTACCGATTCCATAAAGCGATGGAATGACGGCGATATCCCGGTGGCCGTTATCCACCCAGCATCAGCCGGCCACGGCTTGAACCTGCAGACAGGCGGTTCAACGCTTGTGTGGTTCTCCCTGACTTGGAGCCTGGAACTTTACCAGCAAACCAATGCCAGGCTCTGGAGGCAAGGGCAAAAGGACACCGTTGTTATTCATCACATTATCGCCAAGAGCACGATTGACGAACAGGTCATGAAGGCTCTCCGACTAAAGGATAAAACCCAGACCGCCCTTATTGAAGCGGTCAAGGCAAACCTAAACAAGGAGGCGGTCGCATGATTGCACTGAAATACATCAACAAGAACGCCGCTACCGTAGCCGCCATCCGCGACTATACCAACATGCGGTTCATTATAAATAACACCCCGGAGGAGATAAAGGAAGTGTACGAAAAGATGAGTGCACCTAGAACCCCCAAGCTATCCAGAATGCCGTCCGTAAGGAATCCACAAGCCGGAGCCGACAAACTGGCGGCGCAGATTGACAAGCTGGACATTCTGCGGGAACGCTACAGCCAGGCGATAGAGTACATGGCGTGGTTCGAGCCTGCCTGGTCAAGCTTGACCGATACTGAGCAACAATTCCTCTCTGAGTTCTACATGGGTGATAACCAGAAGTCTGGTGCGACCTATCGCCTGATGACTGAACTTAGTTACAGCGAAAGCCACGTGGAAAGATTACGGAGCAATGCATTAAACCACTTGCGCAGTATGCTGTTCGGATAAAGATGAGGGAATTATGAGGGAGTGTTTGTCTCAGGACTTAGTATAATAGTAACATCGAAAGCTATATCAAGAGCCTTCGCGGAGTTACAACCGCGGGGGCTTTTTGTATGCCAATAACGAGGTGAATCTTAATGCCATTCAAACCTAAACGACCGTGTTCCCAGCCTGGTTGTCCGAAGCTGACAGACGGCCGGTTTTGCGAGGAACACACAAAAGAAGAGGCAAAACGATATGAACGATACCAGCGCGACCCAGCCATGAAGAAACGATACAGCAGGACTTGGAAGCGTATTCGTGACCGGCACATTGCATCCCATCCACTATGTGAGCAGTGCCTGAAGAACGGGACAATAACCCCGGTTCAGGAAGTACACCACATCAAACCCTTGTCGCAAGGCGGGACGAACGATGAGGACAACCTCATGAGTTTGTGTACCTCATGCCATTCGGAGATCACCGCACGCGAAGGAGGTCGTTGGCAAAGGAAGTGACCGGGAGGGGGGAGTCAAATCTCCACAGCCTGTGCCATGGAGAACGGGCGGACCCCTTCGCGTGCAAAAATTACAGTTCAAACGGGGGATTAAGCCCCGCCACAGCTAGGAGGTGAGGGTTTGTGGCAAAAGACGGAACCAATAGAGGCGGTCGCCGGGTCCGTGCCGGTGACAAGCCGCAGCCCCTGGCTGACAAAATCACATCCGGAAAGGCTGCAAAGATTTTAGAAGCCCCGGAACTGCAGCCTGAGTCGATGCTCGAAGCGGAGGAACTTGAGGATGCGGCAGATTTATACGGGGAAGACATGCCTGCACCCAGCGATTACCTCAGCGCGAGACAAAAAGACGGTAAGCCGCTGGGCGCTGGCGATCTGTTCAAAGAAACCTGGAAATGGCTCAAGGACCGCGGCTGTGAGAAGTTCGTCAACCCGCGGCTGATTGAAGCCTATGCCCAGGCGTTTACGCGTTATATCCAGTGTGAGGAAGCCATCAGTACCTACGGACTTTTAGGCAAGCACCCCACCACGGGCGGCGCGATGGCCAGTCCGTTTGTACAGATGAGCCAATCGTTTCAGAAGCAGGCAAACCTCATCTGGTATGAGATATTTGACATCGTCAAACAGAATTGCACCACGGCTTTTGTTGGCAATCCGCAGGACGACATTATGGAAGCTTTGCTGTCAGGCAGGAAAGGACGATAAGAATGAACACAACCGAGCGTTTTGAAAAAGTGAATATCGACAGACTGGTGCCTTATGCAAGAAACGCCCGCACTCACAGCAAGGAACAGATACTCCAGCTTCGGGCATCACTGCGGGAGTTCGGCTTCGTCAATCCGGTCATCGTGGATAAAGACCTTAATATAATCGCCGGGCATGGGCGCATCCTGGCTGCCAAGGAGGAAGGCATAGCTGAAGTACCCTGCGTATTTGCAGAACACCTGACCGACGCCCAGAAGCGGGCTTACATTATTGCCGACAACCGTCTGGCTCTGAACGCTGGCTGGGACGCTGAAATGCTCTCGGTAGAGGTTGCCGATCTACAGGCAGCCGACTTTGATGTGTCGCTCCTCGGTTTTGACGACGCTGAACTGAATAAGCTGCTGGGCGGTCTTGAGGATGTAAAAGAGGATGACTTCGACGTGGATGGCGAACTCGCCAAGCCGGCCGTAACCCAGCCGGGTGACCTGTGGCTTTTGGGACAGCACCGTGTTGTCTGCGGTGACAGCACCCAAGCGGATACCTATACCCTGCTTATGGACGGTAAACTTGCCAACCTGGTAGTAACCGATCCTCCCTACAACGTTAACTATGAGGGTACGGCGGGCAAGATTAAAAACGATAACATGGCGGACCAGAAGTTCTACCAGTTCCTGCTTGAAGCTTTCACCCTGACGGAAAAGGCCATGGCCAGGGATGCAAGTATCTATGTATTCCACGCCGACACTGAGGGATTTAATTTCCGTAAAGCATTTAAGGATGCGGGATTCTATTTATCAGGAACGTGTATATGGAAAAAGCAGTCGCTGGTCTTGGGACGTTCACCTTACCAGTGGCAGCATGAGCCGATATTGTTTGGCTGGAAAAAAGCCGGCAAACACGCCTGGTACTCCGACCGCAAGCAGTCTACCATCTGGGAGTTCGACAAACCTAGGAAAAACACCGATCATCCTACGATGAAGCCAGTGCCGCTGGTCGCGTACCCGATACTCAATTCCACCATGACGGGATGTATTGTTCTTGATCCCTTCGGCGGATCGGGCAGCACCCTGATCGCCTGTGAGCAGACCGGACGGATTTGCCACACCGTGGAACTGGACGAGAAGTTCTGCGATGTTATCGTGAACAGGTACATCGATTTAAAAGGTTCTGACGCTGATGTTTTCCTTTTGCGCGGCGGTCAGAAAACTCCCTTTGAAAGCATACAAAAAAGGGTGTAAAGGCTTGCTATTACACCGATCCAGAGTGATGTATATGACTACCAAAACAGAAAGGTGGTCGATCCCATGGAATTTAAGTTTAACGTTACCGGTGCTAGGCGCAAAGAGCTAGTTCTGGCCATCAGTGAAATCCTGAATGCTGCATCGGAATACCAAGGCCCACCGACCTTTGCTTATCTCATAGGCGGGTTTACAGTCAACAAAGAAGGCACCCTAATCACCAGCGAAATCAACAGCGACGAAGAGCTTGAGCAATTATTATACGAGCTAGACCGGCGCGGATTACAGTTTGAGGCACCAGACGAGATGGTTATTGAGATGCCCAAAGAAGGTTTTACCGAAGCCGCCATTGCCAATCTGGAGCGGCTGGTTAAGAGCAAGGAAACCCTTATCAAAAAAGCCCTGGGCGCAGACCGGTTGCCAATTGAACAGACCGAGGACCGACTGCGTTTCCCCTGGTTCTCTGGCAGCCTTACAGCGGAAGAAGTCAGCGCCTACGCCCGCTTCATCGGGGCGCTTTGCGCGATGGCCAAAAAACAAAAGCGGATAACTGCTACCGAGCGGCCTGTCGATAATGAAAAATACGCCTTTCGATGCTTCTTGCTGCGGCTGGGATTTATCGGGCCGGAATACAAAGAGGAACGAAAGATTTTGCTCTCCAGGTTAACCGGCAGCGCTGCTTTCAAAAACGGCCAGCGCAGTTCGGAGGAGGTGCCAGAAGCATGAAGCAGATTCATCCGGAAATGTTAAAGGCACTCAGGTCATATTATCCTCCTGGTACACGGGTGGAACTAGTTCGCATGGAGGACCCTTACACCAAACTGAAACCCGGCGATCCGGGTATAGTATCCTTCATCGACGATACCGGCACCGTATTTGTTGACTGGGATTCCAGCAGCAGGCTAGGGGTCGTATTTGGTGAGGATGAAATCAGGAAAATCGAAGAATAACCGGAGGTAACCTCCCGTATAAAGGCAAATATTTATGCGGATTTCAGCCATTTATTTTGCTGAAATCCCTTGCTATATAGCCCTTTCAGAGTGATATATGTACACACCAAAAAAACACACCTGAAAGGAGCCAGATAGCATGTTCAACGCCAAATTCGGAATCGAGATTGAATTTACCGGGATTACCAGAAGCCAGGCCGCCGAGATTGCGGCACAGTTTTTAAACGGGAGGATTGAGCACTGCCGAGACAGCTACGATTCCCAAAAGGTACACACCCCGGATGGACGAGCCTGGAAGTTTATGAGCGACGGGAGCATTCGCCGAGAAGTAAAGGTGAGCGGCAGAAAAATAAGCGCCGAGCATGAATACAGCGTTGAATTGGTAAGCCCGGTTTTAACCTACCGCGAGGACATAGCTACCCTGCAGGAACTGGTCAGAAAGCTTCGCAAAGCCGGAGCCTTTACCAACCCCTCCTGCGGAATACACATTCACCTGAACGGTGCGGACCATACGCCAAGGAGCATTAGAAACTTCATCAACATCATCGCCAGCAAGAACGACCTTTTCTACCAAGCCTTACAGATTGAGCGTGAGCGGATGAGGTTCTGCAAAAAGATGGATGCCGCCCTGGTAGAAAAGATAAACACCAGAAGGCCGAGAACCATGAGGGAGCTTGAGGAACTTTGGTACGAAGGCTACTGCGAAAGCCGCAGCCGCCACTACCATGAAAGCCGCTACCACTTTTTGAACCTGCACAGCTTTTGGCACGGCAACCACACGGTGGAGCTGCGGGGATTTAACAGCGAACTGCACGCGGGCAAAATCAGAAGCTACATAGTCTTAGCCCTGGCCATGAACCAGCAGGCCTTGACCCAAAGGAGCGCCAGCGCCAGAAAGCCCCAGGTTGAAAACGAAAAGTTCGCCATGCGGACCTACTTAAACCGAATCGGCTTGATCGGCGAGGAGTTCAAAAACTGCCGCGAGCACCTTTGCAAACACCTGGAGGGCTCTGCAGCATGGAGGTTTCGGGCGGCTTAAGCCGCCGCCGAAACCAGCGATAAAGGAGGCTAATTCTAATGGATAAGCATAACAAACTGTACATCGCCTATGGTTCCAACCTCAATCTTGCGCAGATGGCTGACCGATGTCCAACTGCCAGAGTTATCGGCTCCGGAGAGATGAAAGGCTGGCGGCTCCTGTTCAGGGGTTCGCGTGCGGGTGCGGTAGCAACGGTGGAACCTGAAGAAGGCAGCAGCGTTCCAGTTCTGGTCTGGGAGATAACGTCCGCCGACGAAGCGGCGCTCGACCGCTATGAAGGCTGGCCTTTTTTATACCGCAAGGAAACCGTCAAGGTGAAAATAAACGGCAAGACAGTCAAGGCAATGGTATATATCATGAACGAAGGCAGGCCGCCGGGCCAGCCCAGCTGCTATTACTATTCAGTTATCTTGGAAGGTTATAAGGAAGCGGGCTTTGATATGGATATCCTGCGCCGGGCAGCCACCGAATCTGTAGAAATGGAGGAAGCCAGATGAACGAAACCATACGAATGCAGATTTTGGCCATCAGGGAAAGCGGGGTCACGAACATGTTCGACCTCCACCGCGTCCAAAAGGAAGCATATAGTAAGGGCTTTCACGAATTGGTTATTTACCTTAATGACCACAAGCCCGAATACTGTCGCTTTATCCTGACGGGGGAAGAGGCGGATAGCGAATAACTGACAACAATAAATATATGGGGAACTGAGCTTCTTACGGAGGCTCTTTTCTTTCGCCCGCTTTAAGAGAGGAGGCGGCAAGCATACGAAAACTCAAGAAATACAAGCCGACTTTCTTTATGGCAGCGGATTCAAAATACAGTAAAGATGCCGCCGACTATGCGGTGGCATTCATCGAAGCCCTGTGCCATACCAAAGGCTCCTGGGCGGGGCAGCCCTTTGAACTGATCGACTGGCAGGAACAGATTATCCGTGACCTGTTCGGAATCTTAAAGCCCAACGGTTACCGCCAGTTCAATACGGCGTATGTAGAGATACCGAAGAAGATGGGCAAATCGGAACTGGCGGCGGCCATCGCTCTGCTCTTAACCTGCGGTGATAATGAGGAACGCGCTGAAGTCTACGGCTGCGCCGCCGATCGCCAGCAGGCGTCCATCGTATTCGAGGTGGCGGCTGACATGGTGCGGATGTGCCCGGCTCTAAGCCGCCGGGTCAAACTCTTGGCTTCTACCAAGCGGCTAGTGTAT